CATTCCAATAAACTGAAGTAGCCATATAGCTGTTGCGTCGCTCCAACCCAAATCGAATATCGCATGGACGGGTTTGGTTGCATCGTAAGGCACACGTGTAATGCGTCCGTCCAATTCTGCCATTTGTAGCTCTTTGGCAAATATAGCCCCATCAACTGTTTGGCGACAAACGCCTTCCCAAACCGTGTTGTACGCCTCAAGGTCACGTGCTTTGAGTGCATCCTTCTCAAGTTTTAGAACCTCTGGAAACCAAGGGTTGTCGCTCCAATTAATTTTTTGTACAACAGCCCCAGCTGGTGGAGCAATTACCCAACGCTGATATGTTTCGTCCGTCTCTAGCTCAGGGTTAAACGTTATCCATATCTCGCTATTTTCTTTACGTATTGTCGGTATGAGTACGTTGTAGCTGAACTTTGAAACGCTTTGTGCCTCCTCTACCCAACAAATGTCGATGCCTTCATATGATTTTACGTTTGCTACGTTGTTTTTGAGACCAACAAAGGCAAACTCAGTTCCATTCAGCCCTCTGATGCTGTTTTGAGTAATTTCATAAAACGATTCCATGTTCATAGCTAATATTTGATCGCTCAACAACTTATGCACAGAATCTCGAATGGATGTTTGATACTCACGGGCGCAAAGTATTCTCAGTTGTTTTTTGTATCCCTTGATGAGAAGTGCTCTTGCTACGTTCCAAGATTTAGATGCGCCCCTACCACCCCAAAGTACCCTGTAACGTGCTTGAGCTGGGTTAAATAGGCATTCCAGCTTCAGAGGAAATTCAATCTTGGCAAGTGTTCTGCCAATAGCATCTTGGTCGTATTCGACTACTTCACTCATCTTTTGGCTTTACAAAGGTAATCTGAATGTCGAACGGTTCGCCATCAGCGCCTGTTACTTCATTCTTGACTGTCTCAGACCAGCGCATTTGAGCTTTTGTCCACCAAATCATCGCTGTCGTATCACCGCCCATTGCTTTATTGTAAAGTGACCTAGCAATAGCGGCACTTGACTTAGCCTTACCAATATCCAACTGTTGTCGGTAATGTTTGCGTAAGGTTTTGTCGTCTATGCCAATAAGCGCCCCGATTTGTTCGTGAGGCAAACCAAGTCCAGCCGATATTTCGACTTGCTTTTTATCGTTGTCAGTAGGTACGTGTAATGCGGGCATTTTTATTAAGGGGAAATAGTTACTTTTCGTCCCAGTAGTTGTTGAATGCTTTGAGAGGATAAAAAACAAGACTATTTCGGTATCCTCCTTCTTGAGTTGGCACAATCGGTGTGACTCCGTGTACGTTTCGCCATGCTGGGTAGACTAACATTGAATTGTCTCTGCTGTCAACTGTTGCCCCGTAATCGGGTACGGTTGTGTTTCCCCCACGTGCGTTTTTTTTCTTTGCGATGATTACGTTGACGCAACCCTCTAAATTACCCGCATCCCGATGAAATGGGGCTGGAATGTTGAAGTTTGAGATGCTTGACGTGAATAATCTGCCAAATCGGAACTTTGGTGGTACTTTCTCGTTGATGATGGCAAGTTGGGCGTCAAATATGCTTGGTGTAATTTCTTTTATCAGGTCTTCAGATTCCTTACACGCTAATAGCATTGCTTTGATGAAAGTTTGAGCTGATTGAACTGAATGTAGGCTTGATAAAGACGGATAAGGACGTTTCATATGCGGTCTTGGCGGGGTAGAACCAATTATTGCGCTGTATTGCTGTACCTTTTCGGTTGTTCCTTGTTCTCCTGAAGTACGATTCATCGGTGATTTCGGCACTCTTTCGCTTAGTAGCTCTGCGTTTGCTACGTCCACCAGCTGTTTGAGCTTTCCCTTGATTTCTTTGATGTAAAAGCCTACGGGTTGATCGCCATCGTAAAAGATGCTGTCTTCGGTTATGTTAGGTTCAATATGACCGCAAACGTCCCCAATTTTGACGTTGTGCTCAATCTTGATAAGGTCTACACGTTTCATGTTAGCTCTTTCAGGTATTTTTTGTCGTAATTAGACTTTCTGAAATCCCACAATACGCTCCAATCTACGCCTTGAGGAATGTTTTGGCTCATTTTCTCAATTTCCTCCCTGTTTCGGTCTATGTAGTAGCCGACAAACCGTTTACCCAGTTTTGCTTTTTTGTAAGCGCATAAGGTTGTCTCAATCGCAAATAGGTTTTTGTGGTTGATAGGCATCTTTTCCACTTCGTCAATTATCTTCAATAGTCCCGTGTTTAAGTCTTGATAATCGTCTTTTGTTAACTTTTTGTCTACAACGTGCGTGAATAAGTCTTTTCGGTCTAATGCTAATGCTAATCCGTTGCGACAGCTCTCAGCGTTCTTTAAATCAAGGTCAATCGGTATCATTTTGCAGTTAGTAAGCACCGATACCATTTCCAAGTAAATAAACATGGTGAACCGACCAAAGGAAAACACTTCAGACATTGTTTCCAGCGCATTGACATAGGTAGCCTTGGGTTCATTGCGTTTGAACGCACTAAAATGTTCCTCTTGATTTGTCCCCACAATTTGACGATATGAAATAAAGGATTGAACAAACTGGTCGTTGCTTCGCACCCGTTGTCTATCGGTCTGAAACAACAAACGTGTTTTGTTAGCCTTCCACCATCTTTCAAGCCTGTCAATGTTTACAGTATTGTAGTCAGGAAATTCGTTGTATATGTAATAGACGGTTGGGGCGCAGTAGCAAGTGCCAAATAGGAATGCTAACCAATAGCGCTGTTCCATATTCAGCTCAAATCTGTTGGCAACATACTGTAAACAGTCGTTTTGGGGGTCAATATCCCCCGCTAGTGAGGATTGACGGTGATAACTGAGGTATTCAGTCAAGCCGTCCATTTATATACCTCATTGGCTGTTAGCGGTATCGGTCTGAGCAAACTTCTAATCATTATGTCAGCTGTTGACGCTACATACAAAGAATCGTGTTTGACAGCCCAATAAGCGGGTCTGTGTTCGTTTCTGAATGCCATGATTTCATCGCCTTTAAGAAATAGACCAGCAAAAGTTATGTTTCCGTCCAATAAGCGCATTCTGTCTTTAGACTGAAGCATAATTTCGCCATCGTTGTCGCTTTCCATTACGATGTTGTAATCATTCTCCATTTCGGCTTTTGTTCTCATGTCAATCGTTCCGTTGAATGCCATGTATTCGTCTTTGAACTGTATTGGCTGATTGTTAGCATGATCTTTGTAATCCCCGCTAGTGGAATACCTACAATGTCCGATGAGCAAATTTGGCGTGTCAATGTGGCTAATTAGCGCCTTCAGGTTATGTTCCTTAACCGCAGTTATGCCATTTTTGTCTTTAGCCGCAAAACCGTATGCGTGTTTACCCCTGATTTTTGATTCAAGAAACAGCCTTTTCAGCGTTTTGATCGCTTCATTACTAGGGTTTTTACTAACAAATCCTATGATCGCACACATATTTTCTTAATTTGTTTGTACACATCGTCAACAGACTGATTGTTGTCAATGATATGAACTTGAAAGTTGTATTCGTCTATCCACATTTTTAATTTGCGGATAAAGGAATGATGAGTTTTGTATTTTTGAATGTTGTAGCTATTAGCGCCCCTTGCTAGTGTCCTTGCCTCCACTTCTTTGGGGAAAGTGTGCATGACAATGATATGAAGCTCTGTTGCTAGGGATAAACGTTTGAGCATTGGCTCGGTCTGAAAGATGCAACCGTGTATAAACATATCGGTTTTGCTTGATCTGACCTCTTTCATCAGGGTTTGAACGTTTGGGATAGCGTCCAAGCCTGGTTTACCGCCTATGAAATTGAAAATAGGGTGTTCTGCTTCCAGCTTGTTAGCTTGAGTTGTCTTACCGCATCCGTGATAGCCAACCAAGTAATAGCATTTCATGCCTTGTTTTTCTCTTTCCGCAGAAAATCCATAATCATGTAGCCAACATAAGCGTGTTGCTCACGCCAGTATTTCACCAGTTGTACCGCCTCATCGTAATGATCGGGTTCAAATTCAATTTGAATAGCTTTGCGTACCCCTTGAGCCATGTCGTCCAGCTGTTTTTCGATGTCCTCGTCATCCAGAACAGAATAATCAGGCTCATCTAGTTGAAGCTCTGACGGGTCAAATCCTAGCAAATCAATATTGAAGTCTTTGTCCTCTAACTCGCTGATTTCCAGTTTGAGCAACTCCATGTCCCATCCAGCATTCATCGCCAACTTGTTATCAGCAATGATGTACGCCTTTTTTTGCGTCTCAGAC